TAAACGAGCGTGGACTCTATCCGACGACACCGAAGTTAGGGAGGTCACATTTGAGGACGGACTTCTACGGGTCGTACTTGGGAAAATAGTTCCAGAACATCATTCCAGGAGAGACTATCTCTAAATATATTTGAATATCGTCGGCGCTGGGGGGCAACTGGCAAAATCCAGTTGACGCCTCCCATTTTTATTGGTATAATAGGTGAAGGAGTAATTTAGAAAATGTCAATCAAATTAGCATTACTAAAATCTGGTGAAACGATTATTTCTGATGCTAAAGAACTTATTTCAGATAATAAGGTTTGTGGATATTTATTCGCTAAACCTCATGTTATTGAACTAAGAAAATCAGTTCTTTTAGTTGAAGAGAATCAAAATCCCAAAGGAGATTTAGAAGTTGTTTTATCTCCATGGATAGTTTTAACGAGTGATGATGAAGTCCCAGTTCCACCAGATTGGATTGTTACTATTGTTGAACCAATTAAAAAAATTAAAGAAATGTATGAGGAGAAAGTAAATGGACAAGACAGTCAAGTGTCTTTTACTGAAGATTGATAATGTAATTATCACTGAAATTATTGAAATAGGTTCTGAACTTGGAGAACCAGATTGTAAACTAATCAACCCATTTCGCATTGATGCTGAAGGTAATTTGACTCCTTGGCCAAATGTAACTGACCAAAGAGAAATGATGATTCATTCTGATAGCATTCTTACGATTGTAGATCCAAAAAAAGAAATTGTTGAAAAATATCTTGAACTAACTGCATAATGCACTTTTACACAAATGTACAAATGGTCGGGGACCACTTCTTGGTTCGTGGTTATGAAGATGGAAAACACTTCATGACTCGTGAGAAGTTTAACCCGACTCTTTTTGTCCCTTCCAATAAAAAAACTAAATATCAAACTCTTGATGGAGAATATGTTGAATCAATTCAACCCGGTTGTGTTCGTGAATGTCGGGAATTTATTAAACGATATGAGGGCGTAGAAAACTTTAAAATCTATGGTAACACTGGATACATCTATCAGTATATCTCTGAAATGTATCCTGAAGAAGAACTAAAGTTTGATATTAGTAAGATTAAAGTTACCACTCTTGATATTGAGGTTGCATCAGAGAATGGATTCCCTGATGTAGAATCTGCTGCAGAGGAAGTACTTCTTATTACTATTCAAGATTATTCTTCTAAGAAAATTCGCACATGGGGTCAAGGTCCTTTCAAGAACCAACAGAAGAATGTTGAGTATCGCTCTTTTTCTAATGAGTATGATTTATTAACAGATTTTATCAACTGGTGGATGATTGAAGATAACACTCCAGAAGTTGTGACTGGATGGAATAGTGAATTGTACGATATTCCATATCTGGTTCGTCGCCTAGATCGTGTTCTAGGTGAGAAACTAATGAAGCGTATGTCTCCATGGGGTCTTGTAACTGAAAGTGAAATTTATATCGCTGGTCGTAAGCACATTTCTTATGATGTTGGTGGTATTACTCAACTTGACTATTTGAATCTGTATAAGAAGTTTACTTATAAAGCGCAGGAATCTTATCGTCTGGATTACATTGCTGAGGTGGAACTGGGGCAGAAGAAACTTGATCACTCCGAGTTTGATACCTTCAAGGACTTTTACACAAAGGGTTGGCAGAAGTTTGTAGAATACAACATCGTTGACGTAGAACTTGTTGACCGTTTGGAAGACAAGATGAAACTGATTGAACTTGCAATCACAATGGCGTATGATGCGAAGGCAAACTATTCTGATGTATTTTCTCAAGTGCGGATGTGGGATACGATTATCTACAACTATCTGAAAAAGAGGAACATTGTGATTCCTCCCAAAGAACGTTCTGATAAGGACTCCAAGTATGCTGGTGCCTATGTGAAAGAACCTGTGCCTGGAATGTATGATTGGATTTTATCTTTGGATTTAACATCCCTATATCCATCTCTCATTATGCAATTTAATATTTCGCCAGAAACTCTTCTTGATGAAAAATATCCTGATATAAGTGTTGATAAATTATTGAATAAAGAAGTCGTTATTGAGAATGTTGAGGGAAAATGCGTATCTGCCAATGGGTGTATGTATGATACGACAAAAAAAGGAATATTCCCCGAACTTGTAGAAAAAATTTTTAATGATAGACAGTATTTTAAAAAAGAAATGTTAAAGGAAAAGTCCAAATTGGAGGAAATTGAAAATGAATTGAAAAAACGAAATATTGACTTAAATACTATTTAATATAAATAATAATAAGTGTATTTAAGTCAATGAATTACTTAAAATTTTATTGCAAATTAATAAGAAATGCTGAAAGTAGGAATTGGAAAAGAAAAACCATTCATTTTTATATTGAAGAACATCACGTTTTTCCAGTTTCAATTTATGGAAAAAATGATAGAATAGTTGGATTAACTCCAAGAGAACATTTTTTAGCACATTGGTTACTTTATAAAATTTGTATAAAAAGATATGGAATAAGAAACAATAAAACCTTCAGTATGGGGTCGGCATTTGCGATGATGTGTGTTAATAATAATTTACAAGAAAGAAAATACACATCTAGACAATATGAAATGGTTAGAAATTGTTTATCTACTATTAGAACTGGTAAATCTAGAGATGATTTGAAAGGTAAAAAGTATTTTGGTGCAAGTGAAGACTCTATAAAAAATGGAATAGAAAAAATGAAAAAAAAGAAAACAGGTATGAAAATAAAATATCCAAAAAATAGAAAATCTTCACCTTGTTCCATAGAAAAATCAAAAAAGATATCTGAAACTAGAAAAAATACAAAATTAAAATTTATTTCTATGAGTGAGGAAGAGTTTAGCAATTGGATTTTGAATCAAAATCTTTATAGAAAAGATGGTGCAAAAAATTCAAATGTTACTAGAGTATTGATGTGGAGGAACATTTCATTGGAAAATTATTATGGAAATTGATTATTCTAAAATAACAATAGAAGAATTAAAAAAACTTCGCCAAACTTGTATTAAGAATATTTCAAAATATACAAACAACCAAATGGCGAGGAAAATACAAATTAATAGTTTGTACGGAGCAATCGGAAATTCATACTTCCGATACTTTAAACTAGCAAACGCTGAGGCAATCACCTTATCTGGGCAAGTTGCAATTCGTTGGATTGAAAACAAACTCAATCAATATTTGAACAAAGTTTTAAAAACTGAAGAGGTTGATTATGTTATTGCTTCTGATACTGACTCTGTTTATCTCAATATGGGTCCTCTGGTTGAAACTGTATACAAGGGAAGAGAGAAAACTACTCAAGGCGTTGTTTCGTTCCTTGATAAGATCTGTCAGGTGGAACTTGAGAAGTATATTGAGAGTTGCTACCAAGAACTGGCTGACTATGTAAACGCTTACGATCAAAAGATGCAGATGAAGCGTGAGAACATTGCCGAACGTGGAATCTGGACTGCGAAGAAGCGTTACATTCTTAATGTCTGGGACAGTGAAGGTGTTCGTTATGAGGAACCTAAACTGAAGATGATGGGTATCGAAGCAGTTAAATCCTCTACACCTGCACCTTGTCGTAAGATGATTAAGGATGGATTGAAACTTATGATGAACGGAACGGAGGAAGATGTGATTAACTTCATCGATCAGTGTCGTGAAGAGTTTAAGAAACTTCCACCAGAGCAGATTGCATTTCCAAGAACAGCATCTGATGTTCGCAAGTATGCCGCATCTTCGACAATCTACGCTCATAAAACTCCTATTCATATTCGCGGGGCACTGTTGTTTAATCATTACATAAAGGAAAAGAAATTAACAAATAAGTATTCTCTAATTGGTAATGGTGAAAAAATCAAGTTTGTATATTTAAAGAAACCGAATATCATTCAGGAGAATATCATTTCCTTTATTCAAGATTTTCCAAAGGAACTTGGCCTTGACAAATACATCGATTATGAACTACAATTTGAGAAGAGCTTTGTAGAACCACTCAAATCTATTCTCGACTCGATTGGGTGGAACGTAGAAAAAACTGTAAACCTTGAACTCTTTTTTGCATAATGGATCTTCCTATTACTGATGAAGAACTGAATACAATCGTTAAATCACTCACACTTGGTGGTGATACTAAACTTTATCAAAAATTAAAACTTGTAAGTGAACTCCGCGAGCAAGGACTTCCTTATAAAAAAATACTTCGTGAACAATATGGGATGGTTGCCTGATGGACTTTCTTAAAGAAATCGTAAAAGAAGTGGGTGGTGAGTATACCAAACTCGCTTCCGACATTGATGAGACTGAAACTTATGTTGACACGGGTTCGTATATCTTTAATGCGCTGGTTTCAGGTAGTATATTTGGTGGTGTTTCTGGTAATAAAATTACTGCTATTGCTGGAGAGTCTTCTACTGGAAAGACTTTCTTTTCTCTCGCTGTGGTTAAGAATTTTCTTGATACTCACCCCGATGGTTATTGTCTCTACTTTGATACTGAAGCCGCTGTTAATAAATCACTCCTAGAATCGCGTGGGATTGATACTTCTCGTCTGGTTGTTGTTAATGTCGTTACCATTGAGGAGTTTCGCACCAAGGCACTCAAAGCAGTGGACCTTTATCTTAAAAAACCAACAGAAGAACGCAAACCTTGTGTGTTTGTGCTAGACTCTTTAGGAATGCTTTCCACTGAGAAAGAAATCAATGATGCACTGAACGATAAACAAGTTCGTGATATGACCAAATCTCAACTGGTCAAAGGTGCATTCCGAATGCTCACACTCAAATTAGGTCAAGCAAATGTCCCGCTCCTGGTCACAAATCATACATACGATGTCATCGGAGCTTACGTTCCAACTAAAGAAATGGGAGGAGGTTCTGGACTCAAATACGCAG